AGGGTCATAGACTCAGCAAAGGGATCGGCCTTGATGCTGGCAACCCACTACCCTAATCCACTTCCACGCAGGCGTGCCTTGTTCAGCGGAATCAGCTCACTAAACCTGCATATTCATAATTTCACTTTGAATATTTAGCATGTCAGGTTGTTGTGCGTTGAGGCGTGGTTTTACAGATACATACCGCAAGTCACAAACTGCTGTAGTGGTGGTTTTAAGGTGATTTGCGGTATTTTTTTGTGCTACATGTGTGCTACGGCTAAATCGTAGGCCGTAGCGGCTCGTACACGGACACTATCTCCGCCGTCACCTTCCCCAGCACAATAATCCCATCCATCCCCTCTCCGTCTATAGTTTCACCGTCCTGCGTGATAATCCTTGCCCTGAACAGTTTACCCAGCTGAGAATAATCCATAAGCTGAAATGCAATCTGATCGCCAACTTTTCCTTGAACCGTTCTGTCCACAATAGCGAATCCGCCCGGCGTCTCAATCATCAGCATGTGGGCCGGGTGAGGCATCAGCAGTTTGTTCAGATCTATGCGGCCTTCAACGTAATCATTTGCCGGTGATGGAAATCCCATTTCAGATTCCCCCGTTCGGGTTGAACTGTTTGTAAGTTTTCGCTTCACCCTCCTGAGTCGAGGCATCGCGGAACGTTACCGTGTTGACCTTTATCCACTGGTTAGCCTCACGCAGGCTGAAGTACCAGTTAAGCAGCTCCAGCTGACGGACAAACTCCTTGGTAGTTACGATAACGCCTTGCCCCGGCTCTCGCCTCATGGCGTTCATAAATGCATGTTTGATTTCATAGTCGCGCGGCATAATTAATCCTCCCCCGATAAACACTGTATGGATAAACAGTAATATCGATCGGTATAATTGATCAAGGCGGAGCGGTGCACAGATTTGTAAAGGGTTTGAGGTGAAAGGGTTTTTAGTTGGCGCTGGCGGTGGTGAGTGACTAATCTCAAATGACCCACCCCGCAGCCTGCTGAGACTGGCGCGGTCTGTAGCTGCCCCGTCGCCGGGGCTTTTTTATGATCCATGTCTGCATGGATGCCATCTGGTTTGAATGGTATCTTTACGCCTTACAAATTCTTTACGGAGCCTTAGCGCATGTTAGGGATAATCAGATTTTTACTTGCGAGCTGCGTGGTGGCGTTTCATCTTACCGGTAAATTGCCTTTTCTTGGTCAATTCGCAGTCAACTTCTTCTATGTCATTAGTGGTTTTCTTATCACGCTGATACTTAATAAAACATATAAATTCAACGTTATTAGCTTTTCTGTAAACAGGTTCCTTCGTCTATATCCCACTTACTTTTTTTTCCTGGTCGTTGGCATACTTATAATTTACCTAATGCCAAATACGATTAATTTCCATCCTTCATGGTCACGTAACCACCTCCCATTAGATTGGTTGGGTAATGCTCTAATATTTCCTTGGGCTTTTTTGTCAGACTATGCAGTGCCGAATACATTTGGGGCATTTACGGACTCTTATCCTTTCTACGCTGACTCATACAGGTTCAGGATAATCACATCTAGCTGGTCTGTTGCGGTGGAGTTGGTCTGTTACTTCCTTCTCTGGTTATTTATAGCGCGAAATCTTGCCTGTACCTTGTTCAGCATTGCAGCATCGGTTGCATATCACATATTTGTTTACCGCAGCACTGGTGAGCCAACAATGGCTTACTTCCCTTTCTTAGCGGCCATATTGCCCTTTAGTTTAGGATCGCTTGGGTACTTTATATACTCAAAAGTGAAGACCATGCGTGCGATCATGAGCGCATTTAAACGATACCAATGGGTGTTGCTTTCTGCTTCAGTGTTTCTCTTTTTCGCGAACTGGGAATTGTTCAACATCAGCCAGAATGGAAGTTGGCATCCATTTCATTACTATTTAAACAACATAATATCTATGTTGATAGTTATATCGGTATGTGATTTAAATCCAGAAGGAAGGCCGGGTAAGGTAGCCAGATTAATGGGTGACCTGTCTTACCCGGTTTTTCTATGTCAGTATTTTGGCGGGTATGTAGCTTGGTATATCGTAGGTTTTAATGAGCAGAATCGCGGGTGGGAGATATTCATAATTGGATACATCGTCTCAATCGCAATGTCGTTGGTTTGCATTTATCTGATTGATGAGAACATAAGGAAGATCAGAGACAAGGTAAGGCGGAAAGCTGTTACTCAGGCGCCTTAGGCCAATCTATATTGGGTGCCTTTGACGTATCAATCCGATTAACCATCACGCGGTAAGTCTTCCACGCCTTGAGGCTTGCCGCTTCTTTGTCTGTTGCAATTTCAAGGTCTGCGGCGTCTTGTAATGGATCGATTGCGATGGTAGCAAGGGCGAGAAGCTTTGCTTTTTCAGACGCAGCCATTACAGCGAGTTGCTCTGCCGTAGGCGCTGAGTAGTCCTTCAGGACCGGACGGCCTTTTTTGTCTGAGGAGATTAGCTTGCCCTTAGATTGACCATCAAGTAAAGCGCCCCACTCCTCATCGGTTATTTCAATCGCATCCTCAGGAATGGTATCGCCATTCATTTCCTCGGAGTAGAAACCGTTTGTTGAAGCCGAATAAAATTTAGTCATTTTTATCTACCTATTGCTAAAACTGTAAAGGCTCCGACGCCTGCGGAAGTTGCAACCCAAGAGATTGAGCTCCTGGTTGTAGTGTTGATGCTCCAGGCTAAGTTGAAGCTGCTGGGTGATCCAGTCGTAATAGAATCGCAGATAAAGGCAACAAGCGTTTGATTGCCAAAAGCGACAGGCAGAGCTACTGATCCACTCGTTGTGCCGTCAGGTGCGGTGCTATTGATCCATTGCAAAACTAGCCCGCCAGGCAATTGCTGATATCCGCTTGATGACTGTAGACTTGCAAAGCTTGCCATGTCGGGAATATTTCCGGTTGCAGTCCCCACGTTTTTTGCGGCGGCTGTGCCGCACCCGATATTAAATCTGGCATCAGTTTGTGCCTGAGGTCCGGCATTAAGAAATTCAACAAGCTTGTTTGCAGTGCCCAGATATCTTGTGTCCGATAGGCTAGTCAGTGCTGATTTGAAGTTGGCCAGCAGCGTGCTGAGATTTCCATCATCTTTCGCATCTATACCTCTATCATTCATAAATGCACCCAGCATTGCAGCCATGACCGTACCCTGGCGAAGGGCTTTGTTTATTTGGGCTGAGCTAGCCTTACCAGCCTGGAAGCCACTAAGCAATGCTGTGAGGGCTTCATAGTCTGACTGAGTGGTGACATTAGCGCCATTGCCTGTTGCAAACGGTTTAAAGTTATTAGTTGCCATTAAAGTGTTACTCCCCATGCGCCATCATCAAATCCGGAAATAAATTCATTATCCATGTCGAATCCGAAGAATTTCGTTCCGACCGATGGTGTCAGTATTGAAGGTGTCTGAATATCTCCAGCCCATACACCTGCAGCTTTTACCGTCAGATATCCTTGTTTAATTGCAGCAATAAGCTCTTGCGACACCAGGGAGATATCCGTCTCAGGAAATACCCATACCGAAATCGTCATATCCTGGTTATCGACGATCTGCATTTTCAGGCCTGAGCCTTCGAGCGCAGCTTCAAGAATTGGAGGAAGGCTATCGTTCTGCCCATCCCAGTTATTGATAGCTATTTTTGCTTTCAGAACGATTCTGTACGTGTCGTCGCTTAGGCTGGTAAATCCTGAGTCGGGATCATATGGCCCCTGCCACACGCCCTGATCCCAACCCAGGCCATCGGTATCAAAAGAGAAATACACGCCTGCTATTGGCTGGCTGACAATCCGGCTTCTGCCTATCCACTCACCCAGCGCATCAAGTTGAATGCCAACCGCGTCATCGATATCAAACGCTGAAATTAGCCCATACATCGCAGAAGATACGTCTGAGAGTGGGCGGGTCGACAAATCAACGTGCTCAACAAACAGAGGCTTCCCCCGGTGATAGTTGGTTATGCGGTCTGTGTATTTGCTCATGGCGACACCGTAATGGCTATGTTTGCTACGCTGCAGGTGGCGGATTCGTTATAGGCAATGACAATGTTTGATGCGGATACAGAACCTGCTGACTTGCCTATCTGCAGGCTGTTGATGTCGTAATAACGAGCATTACCACCACTGACCACGCCGAGGTTCGCTGGCGAATAGAGGCGACTAAGCAATACGTCATCCCCGATCGTCAGAGAGTTAATGTAGTCAGCTATCGCCTGTTTTATCTGCTCACCGATTTGCGTGGTGTATCCGGTGAAAACTTTGAGCACCAGCGCCACATAAATCGGAACGTTCGTTGGCCTAGAGAAGCTGATGTTGTGCGGGTTTCCGTATTTGTCAGGCACCTGGGTAGTTGTGCTGCCGAAAGTCCCCACGCCCTGACCTTTTTTGCCCCGGATGGTTTGTGCAATCAGGGTGACATCCCCGCCCTCAACAATGGCAGCGATAGAATGTCCGGGAATGCCGTTGGCATCAGTCGCGCCGGTATCGTTCTCATAAAGCTTATGCCGGGTCACGCCAGCAACATTAGCCAGCGCGCCATCGACGGCTTCAAATGGTGTCAGGGACGGGATAGCAACGCTCTGGCCTTGCCTGATGCGCAGTGCCGAGTCCTTTTCCGCATCTGAGCCCACTGCGGCCGCAACTGAGTTGGTAACGCCTGTCCAGTTGCGGGTTGGGGTGTTGATCTGGGTTATTGAGCCCATCACAGCTGCTACTGCGCCCGGAACGGCGCAGGTTGCTGTCACAGTCACTGAGCCACCAACGCCAATCGTAACGCTGGCGGGTAGGTTCCAGATAATACCGTTCGCATCCATAACGGAGCCGTTGGTGATCGTGGTGCCGGCAGTGCCGCTTAGCGTCAGGTCAACCGTGGAATTCGTTGAAGGCTTTCGCGTGATACCGTTAATTTTGATGTTGCGGGTAAGCGCGTCGGTCATGGCGGTTGATGGTGAGAATGAGGTGTAAACCTGGATCGCCGTGTTGTTAGCGTCATGTACCGCCAGGGCTACCAAAGCCACCATCTGGCCGTCTTTGCTGTCCGGATCTAAGTAAGCGTCGGTACCGTAAATCTGCTGAAAATATTCGGTGAGTTCACTCAGTATTGTCTGGTAATCGGGCGCACTTATCCCTGAGGCGGTCACCGTAGCGGAGAGCCCCAGCGTATCGAGATTGAGAGCCATTATGCCTCGCTTGTGACGGTCGTCGTTCCGTAAATGGTGTCGATGGTTGCGGTGAAAATCACACGCCGTGATGAGGTGTTCAGGTTGGTATCGAACGACTTAATTGAGTTGACGCCGGGTGTTTCAAGAATCCTTTTTCGGATGGCTAGGTTGTACGTTTCAGGCTTCTGTTTTCCGAGCACTGACTGGACCCATGGAGTGCCCTCTGTCGTGTCGAGGAACCACTGACCATACCAGAGCAGGAAGCGCGTCTTGATCGCCTGCGCTACACACTCTGGCGAGTTAATCAGCCAGGTGTCATCGCCTTTACCGAAGGTGTAATCGCCGTTTTCATCTTCGCGTCTGTATCGCATCAGTTCACCTTGCCTGAATTGCTGCTGCCGCTTTGCACTCCGTTGTGCGTGTGCTGATCGCTGATGTCCTTGCCGTTGGATTTAAGGCTGCCAAGGAATTCGATGGCGCCCGTAATTTTGGCTGCTGTACCTGTCGCTAGACTACCAACCATGCCGCCCATCCACGTCAGAAGGCCTGTTATCGTTACCGCCTGACTAAACTTAGCCAGAGGCGTCGTTACATTTAGGCCGCCCGGAGCGACGATATTTACTGCATGGCTGTTCGGGTCGAGTTCGATATAGGCGGCCCCGTCATCGGTGCGCATCTGCAGCGTTGAGGGGCTGATGTTGCTGATCACTTCGGCCTGCGATTGCGGACCTATGATAGCGAACGCATCTGACAGGTCATGCTGGCGGGGGTCTACCGGTTCCTGAATGCCGCCGTTCTGCCACCAGAAATCAATGCAACGATCGCTGAAGATGACCAGACACTCATCCCCGGCCTCAACCGGGAAAGTTATCGTGCATCCGCCGCCGCGGGGGAACACTACCGGAACGTCGAGAAGCAAAGGAAGAGGTACCGATTTGAAGTTACCCAGCTCATCGGCTGCCTGACCGCTGATGGCAGGCTGAACTGTGCAGGTGCAGGCGATCGGGTCGAAGGTCTGGATAATGCCGGGCATGGAAACACGGAGCATGGAGAAGATGGAATCTGACAACGCTTTGTAGGCCTGCGATTCACCGCCAGCCTGTGATTGTGTTGAAACTGGCATATTTGCTCCAATAAAAAACCCGCCGAAGCGGGTTGGATTACTTGTTTTTTCGATGCTTAGGCTCTTTAAGGCTTTCTGTCACAACTTTTCCCGGAGGAACGCCTAAAGAGCTGTTGAACATAACCTCAGCAACGTCATCAGCACTATCTTTTCGATAGGACCTTTGCTCGCTTCCTGAATGTGATGAAAAATCCTCACTACCTTTAGAGCTTGGTTTCTTTTCTACGGCCATGCGTAATCCTACCTATTGAAATTTAATCAAAAGAAATAAAATCAAAAAAACAACAAACGCCCATGCACCAAACAGCATTGATTCTGAACAGCGCATGACCATCTTAACTTTATCTACATGGTTTTGGTCAACTCTTCCTGTTAATCTTGAGTACTCTCTGGCATAACTTGTGAGAGAATCGTACCTCTTTTGCAACATGAAAAGGTTTTCCATTAGATTAGGATCAGATGAAGGTCTTTCGAAATCCTTTGGTTGCATAGCGCTAAAGATAAAACCCCATGAAATTAGCGATAATGACATGAACGCCCCTAAGCTTGCCCAACACAATACATGCAGTGGAGTAAACTTATCGGGGAAGATGTCATTCCACCAATAACGAACTATTAATAAAGTTATCGTTATCACAATATTCAAAGAGCTAAATATTTTCATTGCTTTATCTTCAAGCTTCCTGAGACCATCTACCGATAATTCATACTGTTTTTTTTGATGGTCATAAATGAGTTCTGCTCGCTTGATGAACTCCTCTTCCTGCTCTTTTATTTTGGCTAGTTTTTTATCTAATTCGTCCGTCACTATTTAATCCTGACACAGTCAAATGACCCAAGTAGACGTAGCTCGTTCATGTTGGCGCGGATGGCTTCAACATTCAGAATGGCTTTGCCATTACGCTTAATGTAATCCATGCCGTAGTAGCCAGGATAGTCTGTGCGCGGAACCATCCACTGCATCTGGATGTTGTCATAGTCGCCCTGTTTCTTAAGGAAAGTCACCTTTTGGCTGATTGGCTTTGTTTCGTTGATTCTTGCCCAGCCATCATTATCTGAACTGGTGCCAAGGTGGAATGGGCCACATTGAGAATCAGCTAAAACCATTAAGGGTGACGATGTGATCGCGATGAGCAACAGCGCCAGTTTATGTCTAGATGTCACCGTCAATATGTCCTATTAAGTGCCGTGTTCGTCTGAAGGTCTGCGGAACCTCTGGCGCTGCACATCAAATCCATATACCAGGCTTGCCCGCGTGTATCACCAGTATAACTGATGGATTGCACGATATACACGCCATCGGTCGCAATACTTGCG